ACTGAGGGTGGCCACGCCGCTTGCCACCGTCCATGCCGTGGAGGGGAGCGAGATCGTGGAAAGCAGCGTGCCGGTGGCACTGTTGCCAACACCCGGAGCGCTGCCGGTGTAAATCTTGAGCTTGGCGCCGGTGCCGATGTTCGAGACCAGGTTGTTCAGCCGGTTGTTTCGCTGTGTTGTCGAGAGTTGCAAGGGTACTCCTATTGGCGGTAGTCAGCCGCGCCGTAATAACTGCCATCTTGAGCTGGCGACAGGTTCGTAGGTGTAAGGCTGTAGGCGATGTTTGCGAAACACGACCGCCCGTCGGACAGGCTGGACCATGCTCCCGCCGGCCTGGCTCGCAGCACGGCGACACACTGGTCGATATACCGCTCGGGGATCACTCCGACCTGGACCGTATCCACGGCCACACTGTTCGTTTCGCCGAGCATTCGCCAAGCCGGGAAGGCATACGTCTTGCCCTGCCACTCGAACGCCGAACGCGACGAGCTGACGACGTAGGCGTTGCGGTCCCAGGTGGTACGCGGCGACTGCTCAACGCGAACCGGTTTGAGCACGGCCGAGCGGAGACCCTCGCCGTTCTTGTCCGTGGCCTTGGTTGGATCGTTCACGACCAGGTTGTGAGTCACCCTTAGCCGCCGCGAGGGGAGCTGATTGCCGATCGAGATCGCCCCGGCATTGATGGCTGTTTCATGCATGAACGCGATTGCCGAATAGACGTAGGGCCCCGTCGAGTCATGATGGACGGCATAGAGCCCGTCCGACGTGTTCACCACCGTCCGCGTCTGGTCGATGCTAGTGACCCCGAACGTGATATTCGAGTCGTGGATCGCGACCGGCCCGAACGAGTGCGTTCCGCTGGCGATGTGCGAATACAGGCCAACGCCCTGGAATGCGTTGCGGTAGAACGTGTGGCCGTCGTTACTGCTGAGGTGTGACGGGTTGTCCTTGAACACGTTGTACGCCGCCACGCCGCCGCCACGCATCTGGAGCCCGGAGAGGCAGCCATCAATAAACCAACTCGAATGGATCACGGCATCCCTGCACATCGCCGAAAGGTAGACGTTGTGGTTGAACTGGTCGTTCTGGCTCGCGTCGTCGCCCCGCCAACCGTTGTGGATGAACGCGGACTGGCTAAACAGCCAGTTCCCGCAATGAGCCACGAACAAGCCCTGGACGTGCGGATCGTCTGGCTCGGCTCCGCCCCTGGCATTCTGAACAACGCATCGGTGGACCATGCAGCCGACCGGAGCAATGAACTGAGGTACGCCATACGAGCCAGAGAGAAAGACGTTCTCGAACGTGCAGTCGCTCACGATCACCCAGTCGTTCGCCATTGCCGCCGGCCAGGCTGGGCCGCTCACGGCCAGGTTCGCGTTTCGCACGAACGCAAGACCCCGGAAATACTGATAAGGCCAGTCACCGTGACGAGCGCGGCCGGTTCGACTGTCCCCTTGCTGGAACCAGGGCGAACTCGGCTTAGGTTCGGGCGAGTCCATCAGAACGGGACGCCGCCCCGGATCCGGTCCATAAGCCGGGTTCCAATAGCTTTCATGAAGGCAGGGCGTGAGCGGGCCTGTCCCCCAGTGGGCCACGGTCCAGGGTTCATACGAGAAGATATCCCCGCGCAAGAACGCGAACCGGACGTTCGCCTGGTCGCTGCCGACTTCCTTGCTGGCCCTGGCCATCGTCCGGAACGGCTGATCCATCGAGCCGGTGCCGGTCTCGTCGCTGCCATGGCTTGAGCTGAGGTAGACCGACCGGGCGAACGTCATCGCGCCAGTGGCCAGGAACCCGGTCCCGTTGACGAGCGAGAGATTCTCGGCCTTGCGGTTGATCGCGGCCTCGGTCTGGATTCCGGTGTCGTCACACACCAGGCCCCGCGTTGCGGTGATCCTCACGGGGACCAAAGGCGGGACCGGCGTAGAGACCAGACACGTGATAGTCACGGCGACCGAACTGGGCTTCCAGGTTGCGTCACTAATCCCGAGCGTTGCGAGCGTGTACGAGGTGGGGCTGTCGAGCTGAGCGGCCGGCACGTTGGCCACGAGTCGAAAATTCGAGGCGACCGGGCTCTGGGTCGCGGCGTAGATCCTGAGCGAGTAGCCACGCGGGATAATGCCCCGCCAGTGCAACCGGACCTTGCCGCCGTCGGGAATTGTGGTCCCGGTTTCGTTGCTGTACCCGAAGATCGGCGGGCTTGTGCGGATCTCGTTACCGACCTGGTCCGCGACCGCCAGAAGGAACACGTATTGCCCGGCGGGGATCGAGCCGCCCGTTTCAGGCTCGTCGATCCAGGGTAAGGCCATGTTCCAGTCTTCGGCCTGGAGTCCGACCACCTCCGCCGCCTGGCCGTTGACGGCGACGAGAGCACCGTCATCGAGCCCGGGTCGCCAGCTCCACTCGCCACAATCCGCCAGTCGGTTCAGCGCGGGTTGACCGACGGCCAGACCGCCCTCGAACTTGAGGCGAACGGCCAGGCCATCCTGGAGCACCTGGGCAGAAGTGAGCTTGAGCACGGTTTGACCCTTGGAAAAGAGAGCCGCCCCGGATCCTCCAGGGCGGCGCTTTCGATCAGGTGTTCTTGATGTAGCCACCAAGGAACAAGACCGGTCCCGGCGCGGTGTCTGCGGCATCCGTGCCGATTCGGCGAACGCGAACGAGGATCGTATCCCCGGCCCCGGCCGAATCCAGGTTGGCGTTGGCGATTGCGAGCGAGCCGCTCACGATCGTGTTGGTGGTGCTCGACAGAGTCACCGTGACGTTCTGTTCGGTACCGGCATTCACGGCAATGTCGGTCGTCTCAGAGCCGCCGTTGATTTTCTTGATCGTGACGCCCAACCGAACACCAGCGCCAAGGTCGTTGGCGTCGGCCCCGTCGTCCGTCAGGTCGAAGTTGAACGTCAAGCCCGTGCTGTAAGTCCAGTTACCGGGCAGGGTACACCGAAAGGTATACCCCTTGTTGTCGCTCTTGAGCAGTCGAGCCGCGCCCATCGAACCACGGGTCACGTGGTCGATCATGTTGATCGGCGCGCCATTGAGGCGGAACAGGTCGCGAGGTCGAATCGAATCTACGTACTCACCGGCCATGTCAATCTCCTCCGGATAATCGTATGAAAAGAATGAAGGTTATTGATCAGGCCGATCAGGCGGTAACGAGATACGACCCGAAACTCGGGCGAACCACGGCCAGAGCGTAAACGGCGTGGATGTGTAGGATCCAGGCTTGTTCACGTGGGTCATACCAGAGCTGGACGCGGTAGTTGAGGCCGCTTCCAGGTACCTGGTAATAGGTCTCTTTCACGTTCGGCTTGTCGCCGATCGGCGGAGCGATCGGGATGAGTGCGAATGCCGCCCGGTGGAAGTACAGACCCGCGTATGTGGTTGCAGCCGACGGCTGAGGCATCATCGGATCGTAATCAACCGTGGCGTTGAACTGAGGCATGAACACGGCCCGCTGCTGCGCGGCCGTTGCTGCCTCATCGCCCACAACGTACTGCTGGAGGAAGTTCTGGGTCGAGTCGCCGATCATGTTGGCGTAGGGCACGTGTCCCACAACCAGGAACTGATTCTCGACTTCGTCGGGAGCACCAGTGCCGCGAAGGTTAGACCACGCGTTGCTGATGTTCAACCTCGTATGAACCTTCGTTCCGCCGGTGATGCTGGTGTACGAGTTGAAGTTCGTACTGGTGACCAGGTTGCAGATCGAGCGGTTGATCTTCCGGGAAAGACTCTCGATCGCGGGCTGCATGTAGAACTGGACCAGGTTCTCCGCGCTCCTGATATCGTCGAAGTCAGGGATTCGGAGAGCCTTGGATTTGTTGTTGTTCACGATCAACTGGACCGACGTGTGGTCCTGGTCCGTGATCTGAACCGGGCCGTTGCCGATATCAATCACGTCGTTCTCGGCCACGGTCGGAATGTTGACGTTGACCGTCTGGCCCACGGTGCCGGCCAGAGGCTGATTCTGAATGTACACCTTGCTCAACATCGAGTTGCGGAGCGCGGTCGGCTGCTTGAGCATCGACAAACCTGGGAGAACCAGGGTCTGGAAAATGCCCGTTACTGTATTGGCCATGTCTCAGTCCTGACTTATCCGTCAATGCATTCGGCGGTTCCGTTACGGAGCGCCTCGGCAAGGGCGGGGTTTTTCGTTTGCCACCCCGGCGTCTGTACGTCCTTTTCGGAGTACCGGTACCGGGACACATTGGTCACGCCGGGGGCGCGACCGGTGCCAGGCGGGGGACTGGTCTGGTTGACCTGTCGGGCCTGGGTTGCCGAACTAGCGGCGTTGCCTGAACTAGCAGGCGTTCCCGAACTGGCGGGTGTGGCCGAACTGGCGGCGTTGCCTGAACTAGCAGGCGTTCCCGAACTGGCGGGTGTGGCCGAACTGGCGGCCGGGCGGAACAGGTAGCCGGCCTTTTCGCGAGCCGGTGCTACGAGTGCCGCGATTTGATCGGGAGTCGGAACCGCCTCGACGGCGGAAGGGTCGAACCCGATCTTCGCCCAGACATCCTCGACCGGTACTCCGTCCTGGAGTTCCTGGCCGATGGCCTGGGCGAATGCGTCTCTGTGGTCTCTGGTCCTGATCTGCGCGCGGAGGTCGCCGAACTGCTTTTCGAGATCGACGGGAGCGGCTTCGGCTTTGGTCTTCCAGCCGTCGCGATCGGTCGTGAGATCGGCCTGGGCTTTCTCCAGTTCGGCGATCTTGGCTTGAGCGGCGCGGAACTGCTCAAGAGCCTTGTTCTTGGCTGCCTTCTGGGCACTGACAAGGGCCTGAGACTGTTTCAGCTGTTCGGTGAGTATGGCGATTGTCGCTTCGCTCATGTGGACCCTTAAACGCTGGGATTGTTATCAACCACCATCTTGTCAATTCCCGTGGCGAGCTTGGCCCGGTCGATCCCCAGGAACTCGCGCGGGATGCCCAGGATCTTGGTGACTCCGTTGGCCGATTCGACTCGGTACAGCACGCCTTCAACAACTAGTTCCCCGCAACGATTGAGCAGCTCGACGGCGAGCTTCTCGTTCTCGGCCGTCCTGTTTGCGATCCAGGTCTCCAGCCGATTGATCCCCATCTCAGGCGGAGCGGCCGGAGCTGCGGGAGCCGGAGCGGGTAACGGCGTTGGTGTTGGCGTGGGAACGGGTGTTGGCGTCGTTTCGTCTTTGAGAGGCATTAGCTCGACTCCGGACCGTCGGGAACTTGTCTACCGCCTTGGGGACGCGAGGCGTCCTGACTCTTTCCATCATCGGGCTCGGTCTGCGATTCCTTCTCGACTGGGTATTCCTCACCCTCGGGCGGTTGGTCGTCCGGCTTCTCGTTGGGGTCCTCTTCGCCGGTGGCGAAGATCGCTTGCCATTGCTTCCGCCGTTCGGCGATCTGCTCCGCCAGTTCCAGGGCTTGCGCCAAGGTGATACCCCTCCGCCTGGCCAGAACTTCGATCGGGTCGGTGAGTCCCTGGTCCAGTTCCCAAGCGTCGGCCAGGTCGCGGTCTGGAGTCGGGAGCGGGATCTTCGGCTCTGGCCAGACCACGCAAAGCTGAGACTCTCGCGCGGCCTGGAGACACGACTCGTCTCCGTACCACGTGCCATAGACTGCCAGCACGGTCGCCGCGAGGTCCTTCTCCGTCTCGGCAAACTGGACCTGCCTTGCCCGCGTCCGGTCGATCAATGGCATCTGTTTGGCGACGATGGCCACGCCGCTGAGGTCGGTCGAAGAGTCCGACCGAATGACCGTGATCGGGATCTCCAGCTCTTCGCACGTCGAATCGAGGAACGCCCGGAGATCGGCCCACGCATCCTGGACCCCGAGCTGGGCCTGCAGGTACCCGAGCTCGGGCTGGCCGGCCTGGTCGCCGGTCTTCACGGCGGGGTCGGCTTGCAGGTGGGTGAACCCGCCTGGTTTGTTCGTGAACGAGGCTGTCGCCGGGATATTCCGGGCGTACCCGAACGGGTTCAGGTACCGGCTCATATGTTCGGCCAGGTCACACTGCCGGCGGTCGGCTTCGGCGTTGGCTTCAACCAGCGCCTTGCCAATTCCGCCTTCCCAGAACGCACTATCGGCCGGCTCATGCCGCACAAACACAAACGGCAGAACACCCGAATAGGGCGACGGCCCGGACTCGCTTGCGATCAGTTGGGCCGACTTGCCTGGGTTGGAGTCCGGAAGGTGCTCGTCGGTCAAGTACGTCCGTCGCTCGAACGCCGACCAGACGCGGTAGCGGGTCTTCACCCGGCCGATCGTGTCTGTCGGAACCCTTTCGATTGTGACCACGGCCCACGGTTCGATCGGGTTGTTGTCCCTGACGAACACGGCCAGTTCGTGGCCCTTCCAGACCCAGAACCGGATCGGCCGCGCGGGGTCGCCTGTCGCCTCCACCTGGAGAGCGGCCACGTGAGCCAGCGTCGACGCGCGGTCGGCCGACATGAGCCGGGAGTTCGCTTCCGCCTGGGCGTAAATCTCCTCCAGCCACTCGGTACGCGTCGGGTCTCCGTCCCAGGTGCGAGACGGACCGTTGCTGTAGAGCGGTTCCGTGAGCTTGCGAACGATCGTCCGCGTGATCCTGCTGTACCGCTTGGGCCGGGCCTGGAAGTCTGCCTGGGATTCTTCCCGGCGTGGTCGGAGGTGTTTGAAGTTCCGGAACTGGTAGAAGTCTTCCGCCGCCTGAGCTTCCTGGATCCGGTGCGCGTCGGCCGGCAGTCCCTCCAGGATCTGCTTCTCGACGGTGTCGAGGCTGGGGATCGAGTCAACGGATTCGGCCGAGAGGATTGTGATCATGTCGTCACCGTCAGATAGGGAACGCCGCGCGGGTGAACGGTAAGTACCACCGTTGCGAGCGGATCGTCCCAGGAGATCGCGAGATCAGAGAACGCGCCCAACTTGGATCACCCCCCTCCCTGTCGCCTGACCACCTTGGATCAAAGATCCGGCCAGAGCGACACTAACATGATCATCGTGTCCGCGATGTCTGGAGACCGTCCCAGCCGCTCAACCAGGTCGGCCTTGGGTTCGAGTGCGATCTTCGCTTCGGTGTGGCTGTACTTGAGCGCCAGCAGCTCCTCCCGCAAGTCTCCCCAGTGAGAACCGACCACGTGAGCGGGGATCGAGTACGGCGGTTGAATGCGGCTCGTCTCCACGGGTTTGTCTGGCTTGCTCCGGGCAATGGCCGGGTACACGTCGCCGGTCGGGTTAGGGATCGGCTCCACGAGAATCTGACGATCAGGATCGAGCCGCCGGCGGAGGATCCAGGCGCATTTCGAGCGGCGGTTCGCGTACCACTTCCCGCCCTTGCCGGAGCCGTGGTAGGGGATGGCTTCGGTGATGCCCACGGCCTCCAGGTACCGGCCAAAGTCTGAGCCAGCCCAGCCGCCCGCGTCATAGACAATCCGGTCCTGTGGGATGCCGAACCGGGCACACTTCTGAGCCACCAAGTTAGCCACGGCCGGGAGCGATATCGTGTTACTGGCTTCTAGATCGATAAGACCCAGGTCGTCACCCACGATCAGAACCGACCTATCGCGGCCGGTGCCCTTGGAGATATCGACGGCTAAGCCGCGAAGGCCCGGGAACTCGCGTCCCCGAGGAGCCAGGTAAGCCCGGTCGACCCAGGCGTCTGGAATAAGCTGGTCGTGATCCTCTTCGGGGAACTTCGCCAGAACGCGGGTGAGCCAGTACAGCGACGATTCACCGTAGAGCCGTCGAACGCGCTCAATCCAGGTCTTCGTCGTGAGCCCAAACGGCAAGCCTCGCTCGCGGACCTCCTCGTCCGTCAGGTCTGCATAAGGCGAGTCGAACGCGGTGAGGTGGTGGCTTGCGTACCCAGGTTGGCCGGCCCGGGCCTGATCGTACAACGCCCGGAAGTGACCGGTGGCGCGGATCGGATTCCCGAGCACGAGGAGCCGGGTGTAACCGAGCGACTCGATCGCGTCGAAGATGGCCTGGTCGACGCCGCTCGCCTCGTCGACGATCACCAGCACGTCCTCACCGTGGACGCCCGCGAACGACTCCGACCGTTTCGCGCTCCATCCCACCGCGAACCAGTCCGGCCCCATATCGAGCCTCTGCGGAATCGCGTACCCCTCGGACGCGCGGCCGGGGAGCTTGATTCGTGCTGACCGGTGAGCCGCCTTGATACTCGACCAGAGCACGTTCACGAGCTGGTTGTTCGACACTGACGTCGTGACGATCTTCGCGCCGGGCCTGGTCACAATCCAGTGGAGCGCGATCGTCGCCGCGACCCAGCTCTTGCCGACCGCGTGAGCCGCCGGAACGACGGTGATCGGCGTTGTCTGTACGCTCCGGGCGATCGCTTCCTGTTTTGCGTGCAGTGGCGACCGGCCCAAAATCGCCTCATGGAACAGCCCAGGATCGTCGTAACAGTCGGCCAGGAGTTCGGCCAGGTCAGACGCCACGGCGTTTCTCCCGGATCGCTTTCGCCTGTGCGATCACGTCGACGGTGATCTCGTCCACCGTCTCCTTCTTGGCCGCTTCCAGGATCTCTAGCCGGCGTTCGTCCAGGCTCAAGCGGTCAAAACCCTGAATCGTCTTCAGGGCCGCCAGTATCACGCGCGGCTTGCCGGCATACTTGGCTCCGATCTCAGTCTCTTCGTCGACCAGGTCGACGGCTTTCTGGAGCAACTTTGCCCGGATGCTTTCCGGGATCGGCCAACGCTCTTTGAGTGCCCGTTGAATGACCCGCTGGTCCTTCCGTGGACTCAGCGAACCATCTTTTTCATCGGGCGTTTCGCTCATTGCTTGCTCGCGTTGCACGAAGTTCCGTTAACACCTCTTCGACAACGTCTTCATGACGACCTAGGGCTTCTGTAACTTTGAGGATCGCGAGCGTCGATTCCTTGAGTTGCGTTTGGAGCGACCCGCTAACAGTCTCTTCCAGTCTTTGAATTCGCTCGTTCAGAAGGTTTTCTCTATCGGCTGCTTTCCAGGCCCAGAACACCACAAGCGCGACACTTAGCCCGTTTGACGCCAACACTCCGACCAGTTGCTCAATTGTCACGGGTGGTGTTTCTACGCCCCGACGGGCGGGTTGGAGTCATCTCTTGGGTTTTCAATCGGCGTGCGGATCACCCACGCTTCACGGCCGTTCTGTTTCTCCCAGTGTCCTTGGCTGTACCAGGCGTAGCCGTTCTGGCCCCACTTGTCCGTCCATGAGTTTTGCCATTTGATTTCCCAGCCGCGCGGACCTTTTCGCGCTCCCAGGCCAATACAGATCGCGTGGTTCCCTTGGCCGGGAATGACCGGGAGTGATCCGCTGGAGTCCGTGCCCCACGGCTGGAGATTTGGGCAGCGGATCGACACATTCACGCCGCCCGTGCGCAGTTGGACGGCCGACATGATCTCTTCCCACGAATCAAGCGGAATACCGACCTCCGCCTTGTAATTCGTGGCGACATCGTAGGCGTCCTTAGAGAGCCTGGTCGGGTTGATCGTGCCGTACTGGACTTGTGACTCCGGAGCCAGCCCGGTCTTCTGAATCAGCGCCAGAGCTTCACCGATGCTTGAGCCACGATCCCAGCCGCCGCAAAGGATGGCGTAGGGGAACCAGCCGCTCAACGGCACGTGCGGCTGACCGTGCAGCCAGCGCGACAGTTCCATGGCCGTAGCCGTGGCGTGGCCGTTACAGGCCCCCTTGCCGTTCTGGTCTTTCACCACCAGCGGGAACCCTGGCTCGGTCGTCAGGTCGAACTCTTGCCACTGAGATTCCGGGATGACCGGGACCGCGAACTCGCAAACAGGCGGCATCGAGCCCATGAGCGGCGGAACCAGGCCGAGCGGGCGATAATGGCCGGTGGTGTCTTTGTGGAAGGGGAGCGGAAATTGAGGCTGCATCAGTTGCCCCCTTTGTACGCGCGGATCGTGTCCAGGATCGCGGCCGGGTCGTTGCCCTTCACGGTCTTTAACACTTTGCCGCTCGCGTCCTGAAATACGGCAATAGGCGCGGCCTTGGCGTGCTCTTCAAAGTGCCGCCGGGTGATCTCGGCATCACTGGCCGATTGGAGTCGCCACGAGACCGACTTGCCGTCGATCCTGGCTCTGAGCGGGGCGTGAGAGGTAACGGCAGCGTCGGCCACGCTGGGCGCGTCGGGCACGATGTACGTGACCCAGAGCGTACCGTCGATAGGGCTCGGCGGCGGAACTGGCGGAGCTGGCGGCGGAACGGGACCAGGTCCAGGGATTGGACTTGGCCCTGAGCCCGCCGGGATCGAGACGATCTTGTACGGCTCGCCGTCGATCACGACAACCAGATGGCGAGGTTCCCCGCCGTCCAGGTCGATTACCTGAACGTGGGGAATGTCGAGAGCGAGCGTGAGCAGAAGAGCGAGAAGCACGGCGGGCCTCACTGAGCAGGAGGGGCGACCGGAACGGCCAGGGCGTTGAGCGCGTCGATCTGGGCCTGGATCGTGGCGACGTCGGCCTCGGCTTGAGCCTTGTCGGCCTGCGCGGCTTGAATCTGGGCCTTCAGGTCCACGATCTGAGCGGACTGAGCCTGAACGGTGGCGGTCACGTTGTTGACGGCCGCTGTCAGTTCGGTGAGCTTTTGGCTAACGGTCATCGGTGCCTCGTAGGTGGTGGCGTTCTTTGCGGGGTCGAGCAAGTCCAGAAAAAGGATCGTCACGGCAAGGCCGGCGATCCCTGCGAGCACGTAGTACGACAGGCTCACAGGAGCACCGGCAAGATGATCTCCGCCGCCTTGAGCAGCCACCCGGCGAGCTTCAAGGCGGTGCCAGGAGTGATCGGGCAGAACGCGGCCTTCATGCCGTCAGGCGGTTCGTTGGCCTGTTCCAGAAGGGACAACGCCTCATCGTCCGTGAGCGGGGCGGGGGATTCACCGAAGAAGTGACCCTTCTCGCTCGCCTCCAGGGTGGCGTGAGCACCCCAGCCGAGCAGCTCGTAAGCCGAGTGGGCCAGCTGGACCCGCCCGGCCGGGGTGTTCGCGGCCTGGTCCTTGATCACGGCCAGGGCGTCGAGCAGGGCGAACCCGGGGAAGTCTGCGCGGAACGGCGTGTACTGGTTAGCTGGCACGGCGTCGGCCTCCGGAATTTTTTTCGGGTGTGTCTGTCGGCTCGGGGTGGAACCCGAGTTTTTCTTGGACCCGTCGCTTCGCCCGCCCGGCCAGAACTTCGACGGTCTGCTGCCTGACTCCCAGGCGGTTGGCGGCCCCTCGGGTTGAGAGCCCTTCGACCACCAGCAAAACCAGAACGTCGGCCTGACGGGGCGTACAGAGCGACCGGATCACGTCGACGACCTGGTGATCAGCGGCGGGATCAGGAACGAGCCCAAGAGGGTCACTCTCATCGTCGGCACGGAGGCCGACCGAATCGTTGCGGCGCTGCGTCGTGACCCATTCGTGGAGCTTCCAGCGGATCCGGCGGTCCGCGTAGGTCGTGAATCGGAACCCGAGCGAGGGGTCGAACCGGGCGGCGGACTCGACCAACTCCAGCCGGGCCACGGCGTGGATCTCTTCGACCTCGTTCGGGAACCGGGCCACGGTGGACCGGGAGACCCAGAGTGCAAAGTCCAGGTGCTTCGTGACGAGTTCGCGTTGCTGGTCGTTGAGTCGGCGAACCATGGCGTGGTCTCCAGGAGTCACCCAGATTAGTACCACACTTGACGAGCGTACCTGTACACTTATTCGGCGTTTCCGATGGTTCCGGAATGGTTCCTGAATAACCCGAAAGAACCCGACTTTCGCAACTTTAGCCGATAGCGTACAAGTGAGTTGCAAGCCTGTTTTCCAGTGATTTCCGTAAATCACGCGGTCTTGTTCGTCGCGTTCGCAATGCTGAGGTTGAGGGTTCGATCCCCTTCCGCTCCACTAAAAATAAGGCGTTTGCGAACGCGGAAGCGTTCAGCGTCGGTCGATGGTTCCGGAATGGTTCCGCAACGGTTCCGGAACAGAAAAGGGTCGGTATACACATGGGCCAGTACGGCAAGCCCTGGAGACGGGGCGATCGAGGATCGTGGTACGCGCACGTCCGGGGACGGAAGGTTCGTCTAACGGGGCCGGAAGGCACCCAGCGTGACGCCCAGGCGGAGTTCGCCCGTCTGTCGGCCGGATATGAGGCTGAGCCGCTGGCGACGTCCAGGGCGGGCTCTGAGGCGGTCGAAGCGTCCGGGTTGCTAACCGGTCAGGTCGTGGCCCAGTGGCTCGACCACCAGAAAGCTCGGGTCAAGTCTGGCGACCTGGCGGAGATCACCTGGCGGTCGTACTCCGACCGGCTCAAGTCCCTGCCTGACGAGCTGGGAGACACGCCAGTTGCCAAGCTCCGGCCGGCGGCGGTTCGCGCTTGGGTCGAGAGCCAGGGCTGGGGCCAGACCAGGAAGCACGACGCAACCGCGACGATCAAGCTCGCGTTCCGGTGGGCTCAACGTGAGGGGCTCATCCATTCAAACCCCCTGGACCCCCTGAGATTGCCGCGTCGGTCGATCAGTCGGGAGTCGATCCCTTCAACAGCCGATCTCGAACGATTCGCGGCGGAGATTAAGATCTCGGAACTCCGCGAACTGTACGAGTTTATCCTGGCCACGGGCTGCCGGCCTGGTGAGGCAGCTCGGGCACGTGCTGGAGACTATCGGCCGGGTTCTGGCTCGATCGTGCTGCCGGGCAAGAGTACACATCGAACGGGGCAGAAGCGGCAGATCGTTTTGCCGACGGGTTGGATCCCGCGCATCGAGGCGACGATCAAGGCGCGGCCGGGCGGGCACCTGTTCGTGAACAGCCGGGGTAACCCGTGGACCAAGGATGCAATCGGTCACGCGTTTCGGAGGTGTCGCGAGCGTGCCGGCCTCGGTTCGGACGTCGTGGCCTACGCGCTTCGTCACCGGTGCGTAACTGACCTGCTCGCGAAAGGAACGCCGCTGGCTGTGGTGTCAGCCATCGTTGGCCACGCGTCGAGCACGATCACGAGCCGGATCTATTCGCACTTGGACCAGGCCGTGGACCTGATGCGTGCCGAGTTGAGTCGGTGACAAAAAAGAAAGGGGAGCCCAAGGGTCAGGGCTCCCCCTACCGCTCATCAACCGTGAAGCGCAGTTGATGCGGCTGACGCGGATCACACGGAAAAACGAACGTGGGCTGATCACTCTCGCGCCGTGCGATCAGTTACTGACATTATCAGGCGTACTGGCGGCGATGAGATCCTTCCGCCAGTTCGGCCGGGCTTTCGGCGGTTGCGTGACGCCTTGGGCCTTGGCCGGAATTGTGCAACGGTCGAGATAGTCTGTCACGGCCTCGGGCCTGAACTGAATCTTGCCACGGCCGGGACCGACGCGTAAGAACTCGATCTTGCGATCGGCGACGAGCTGATAAACGGAGTCGGTCGAGATCCCCAGGAACTCGGCGACCTGGGGCACGGTGAGACGTTTCACGCTGCGGACTCCTTGGCTCCAAAGACTTGCCGCCGGGAATACTCAGCCAGGCAAACGGCGTCGGCTATGCCGTCGTGTGGCTTGCGTTTGGGCGGCGGGGTGAGGTTTATCAGCGGATAACGCTGGCTGACGAACGCGATCGCCGCGTCTTTGTCCTTCGTGGTGCCGCGTAAGATTTCGGCTTTCCATTCGCGAACAGGGATGATCGAGTGCGAGATCCTGAGCGCGGTTAACAGGCCAAGCATAGCTCCCAGGCCACGGCCGATCGAGAATCCTGAGAGTGCGGATTCTTTGGGCCACGGCTGGACGTTCTCGATGGCGACGTTGAGAACTTCGTACTCCGCGTTCAGGTGCTCAAAGATTTTCAGCAGCCCGTGAGGACAAACGTGTTCACGTTGGCCGAATGTGCTTACGGGCATCATCCAGGGGCCGTCAGGGATAAACCCCTTGGCCGGGAGAATTGCAATAGCGCCGTTCTTGCCGGGGTCGATGCCGACGACGATCTGTTCCTTGCTCATGCCGTGATCCTGTGTCTGGCGAGCGCTTTCCACTCGCGACGGTAATAGTCAATCGCTTCGTTTGTTGGTCCTGGGTGGTGCTTGAGCGCGTAGATCCTGCCCCACTCGGACGGTGGCTTGCTTGAGTATTTGATCTTGTCGCCCTCCCTGAGTTTCAGCGCGGCTTTAACGTCTTCGTGCGTGTAGAAATTAACGCCATTGGGACGGCCCTTAACCTGAACCGCCCGCGCTTTGATGTAGCCAAGCCTGGTCCATTTCTGAATCGTCGTGATACTCACGCCGATCGTTCGGGCTACTTCGCTGGCGAGGAGTTCGCCGGGCCTGCGGTACTCCTTGTATTGATCGCGAGGCTTTTCATTTTCACTTGCCACTGTTCCACTCCAGTTCGTCGAGTTCTCGAAACAGCGTCGTCAGTTTGGTTCCGCACGCCTGGGCAATCCGGCAGGCGTTTTCCAGCGAGCAGCCCCTGACGCCCTTTTCGATGTCGCTCAACGTGCTTCGGTCGATGCCAACCGCTTTCGCTAGATCAATCTGGGAAAGACCAGCTCGGTCTCTGGCCAGGAACACGGCTCGGCTGATGATTTGACGAAACTGATCCATGTCACGTCCCTTTTACGAACTTGCGTACCGGTGCGGTGATCAAACCCTTGAGTGTTGCCCAGAGTTCCCAGCGGTGAACGCTGACGTCCCTCGGAGCGGTAATCCCGAGGCGTACTTTGTTGCCGTGGATTTCAACCACGGTGATACAGATGTCATCGCCGATCATGATCGACTCTTCGCGGTGTCTCGACAGTACAAGCATTGTGCTGCCCTTCCTGGTGTGTGTGTCGTGCGTGCGTGTTAGTCGTTGGTGGTGGTGTCGGTTTTCTTTTGCGTCTCAAGCCACTCAGCAAACTGAGGGTGTTGACCACACCAATCGGTCGTGTGGGTCTTAGGAAACACCGCACCGGCATCTTCGTCGTACACGGGAATACACCTGCGGCAGACGCCAACTAGGCCCCTTGCGTCCCAATAAGCGCAGGTTCCACATGTTGGTCGCTCAATCGTCGGCGCTTCTTGAGGGTTCCGTTGGACGGGTTTTGATCGGCAAAATGTCGCCTTGATGCGCGTCAGAATCTGTGTCATGGCTCTCTCGCTCCTTGTGGGGCGTTCGTCCCGCCCCGGTGTGTGTTAGTGAATCACTCGTGTGCGTTGAACACAACTACGCCGCTGCTCACCGTGTACATCCCGGTCCCAGCCACGCCAGCGAAGTCGCCGGTGGCGTTTATGATCTGGTAGTTGCCCACGCTGCCGTCTGGCAGTGTCTCCACGTTCGCCGTGATCGTGCTGCCGTTGTTCTCACTGATCGTCAGCGTCCCCGCTTGCCCCTGCGTGATCAGGGCCACGTCCACGGTGTAGCGGGTGCCGCCAATCGCAAGCGAGCCGGTGCCCGTCTGCGTCGTGACCACGCTGTTAACGGTGGGCGTTGGCGCGTCAAGCGTGACCACACCCTTCACCAGCGTTCCCGTGTGGTGAGCCTGGGCAGCCTCATGTGGTGCACGGTCTGCCATCGGGCGAACGTGTGCGTGCCGTGGTGCGTGTACTGGCTTGTGGTGCAGGCCAGAGAGTGATTCACGGTTTTCGAGTGCGTTGACGGTGGGGGCGAAGTGTCGTTTGTGTCGCATTGTTTTGCCTCGGTCAGTCAAAGAGTGAAGGGCTAAGGATAGAGTCGGCCATCTTGCGGAGCTGGGCTTCGGCCGACTTTGAAAGCGCCAGCGCTGCGGCTTTTTGTTCGGAGCCAGGACGTTCCTTGAAGAACGCCTTCTGGCGGTCGAGAACGAGAAGGGCTTGTTTGGCCAGTTCCTCGGCGGTTGGTCGTGTGCTCATTGGGTTGCCTCGATCAGGCGTTGCATGGGTTCATAGACCTCGATTTCATCAAGGCCGTAAGTGTTGGCGGGGATCACCGGAACGTATCGCCCGATCAGGTCGCCCAATTCAGTGAACTTGAATTTGTTCCTTGGCCTGAGCCATGAGGCCATCGAGCATTTGCAGAGCGTGACGAGGGTGTACGTCTCGTATTCCATGCCGGCCGCTGTGGCGACCTCGAACGGTTCGCCGTCTGCACGCTCGACAAGAGCCAGGCCGTTGCCAGAGCACCATTCGCAGTTCAGCGCCTGAGCCATCGCTGTGGCTCGATCTTCGACGGGATTGCCGACGTGGAGCTCGGCCTGGTATCGCTTCGCCAGCTCAAGGAACCGCTTGTGATGCTGGCTCACGTGCTCGGGTTGTTCGATCGCGATCTCTTTCGACGCGTGGTTCGCTGCCTCTTTGCCGATGCCAGACCGAACCAGCTCTTGCTTGAGCAGCTTCCAGAACTCACCGGCGGCTTCGGAGAGGTCTTTCCTGGCCATGCGTGCCAGGTGGACCTTGAGGAACGCGGGGTACCATTCACCGACCGCCATGGGTTGCCCCCTTTAGCCGTTGGGCCTTCTCGCGGTCGCGTGCTTCGTCGGCCAAGTATCGATCTACTCCGGCCTGGCCAAACCGGCGGCGAACCGCCTCGATCTCCAGTTGCCGTTCGGCCTCCAGTTCCTCCGGGCTCATGGCGTCGTGTTCCGCCTGGAGTTGGGAAAGCGTCTCCTCGACCTTCGCCCGCCGGCGATCGGCGGAGGTTTGCCGGGTCCGATCTCTTCGCGAGAACGGGATTACTCCCGCTCCTCCCCCCTTGGGGGGATTAGGGGGGTTTTCTTTGTCTTTCTTAAATCCTAAGTCTTCTGACGCGCGCGAGTCTTCTATAGGGGGGTTTGGGGGGGTAGGCGGCTGGGCGGGTTTCGATACACCGGTTTGGATAAACCCGTTTCGGGTTTCGTTGAACCCGTTTCGGGTGTCGATACACCGGGTTTCGTTGAACCCGTTTCGGGTTTCCCTGGACTGCAACGTATGTTTATCTGACGGCCAGTCAGTCCAGAGGCCGAGAGCATGATCGACGAACCGTTGGGCCGTCGGGTTCAAGCCGGGGTTCCAGGCATTGAAAGCCTTGTTGAACCTGTACAGGCCCTCGTTGTTCTTGATCAGCACTTTTCGTTCAGTTAACGCACGCATGGCAGCCCGAATGTTAGAAGGATCGACGTTTGCAAGGCGACCAAGTTCGCCTGGTTTCAGCTTGTGCCACACCTTTTTCTGAGGCCCAAACGAGGAGCCGAGCACCGACACGAGGACGATCCATTGGTATCGCGGAAAGTCCGCCAGCATAAGAGCCGGGAACAGCTCCAGGGCGATCATCAAGAAACCGTCACTCGTATCAGGTCGGGCCACGTTGATATCCCCTTACTCAGGCTTCAGGCCGGCCGTTGTAGACGGGGATATTTGGCAGGGTCTCACGCATGTGGCGGCCCAGGTGGCGGACCCATTGGCGTTCGGCACGTTCAAGCTCGCCGGGGGCAGGCAAGAGCCGGAACATTCCACGAGCCGAATCGACCTCAAGAACAAGGCGGATCACGTACTCCCTGGCCTCAAGACCAGGAATGACCGCCGGTTGGAGACTGACCAGGATTTCCTCGGGTAGCTCCGTTTCTGCCGTCAGTCGGCTGGTGATCTCCCGGCCCATCGACTCACGGTCCTTCTGTGTGACCTGGCTCGTGACCACGCCATTCTCGAACCGGATCTTGCGGACCTTGTCGAGCAGCGCGGACGGCGGTAGGACTGACCCCAGGTCGAACCGGAGCAAACGGATAAAAGCCTTCTGGTCGAGCCACTCTTTGAGGTTTTCAACCGTTGTCCATTCGTCGGTCGGTTCGATGTTCATGTGAGCCGTATTGCGTCTGTAGGACTCATTATCGAGTACCGCGACAATACGGCCCGCGCTGAACCAGATGACCACGGCCGGCTCGTCTGACTCGCTGAGCGGGTACCCGTCAACAAACGCGAGCAGGTCGTCCAGGTCGTTGAACGCGTGGGCTCGGGCCGGCGGCGGAACGTCAAATTCGTGGACCTCACCGGCAATAGAGAACCGGTCGGTCGTGTAATCGGACGTGATGATCGGCTGGACGTTTTGGGCCTGTTTTACGTTGGCTTCCAGCCAGGCAAGTGCTTCCTTAATCATTGTTGTCCTCGTCGCCTTCCATTGAGAATGTGCCCTGGGACACGTTGTCCGGGCTATCGGGATTGAACGTCACGGCGCCGTTAGAACGAACGCCGAACGAGTACACCTTGGTCTTGTGGATCGGCACCTTGCTGGAGACCGCGATTTGTGCGCGGACCTCTTCGCAAGTGCCGTCGGGCTCGATCACTGGAACCAGGGCAATCTCCAGCTTTACGGAGCGGGCCTTGCCGTCGCCCGGCCTGTCGATACAGTCGGCGGCGGCACGGGTCAAGTGTTGTTGGAAGGCGACGAACGCCTTGCCCATATCCAAGTCTTTCAGACTGTCGAGCGTCAGAGCTTTGATACTCATAGTGTTTCCTTTCACGGAAGATCAGGGTCGGCGTCTTCGTTGATAACAGTCGCTTCGACGACTTCAGGCTCGGCCGGCATGTCAACGGGCAGGGCCAGGCGGTCGGCCAGCTCCTCGGAGCGGTCGATCTTGCGTTGCACGGGTGCGGCGTCTTCAAGCTGGACGGCCGTGGTCTCGATTTCGTTGTCCCGCTCCAGGGCGTCGGCCAGTTCGATACTGTTCGGCAGCCGCTTGAGCAGCCGCTTGAGCACGACCTTCCGGGCCATTTCGCCCCAGAAGTTCTTCCAGGCCGGACTATTCGCCTGGAACTCAGGGAGGCGGCGGCGGATCCCTTCGACCTCGGCCCGAGTCATCACCTCGAACGCCATCTCCCCGGAGGTCAACCGAGCGTAGGCGTAGACGAGCTTCTCGGCTCCGGCCTGGTCGAACGCCGGCCGGTGCATGAAGACCGGCTCCGGCGTGTACTTCAGCTCGAACTCGTCGTTCTCGTAGACCACGCGGGTCTCGATCGACTTGTACTGGCCAGACCTTCTGGCCAACTCAAGGCAGCCGGTGAACCCAAGGATCAGTTGAACCTCACCTTTGAACGGAACGAGGTAGCAATGCTTTCGGGCTCCGCCTGGTTCCAGGCCCAGTTCGCACGCGGACATGACCGAGCGGAGCAGGGACGCGGGGTTGCAATTCTGTAACTTTACATCGGCCAGATAGGCCGAGCGAGCAACGCGGATCACGCGATCGACGCCCACGTGAGCCGGGAGCAGTTGCTGGATCTGAGGCCGGGCCAGGTCGAGCAGCTCAAGAAACTCGCGTTTCTGAGCCGGGGCTGCGCCTTGATATCGTGACGGTGCTGAGGCCATGGAATTAACCCTTGCTGAGAGAGAGACGGACGTACTGAGAACCCTTCACGGTGTGTTCTTTGGTGACACAGATCGACCGCTTGAGCTTGCGGCCGTCGGGCAGAACGCCCACGGAGTAGCTCTCCATCGCTTCAAGGACGCGGGCCTTGGCCAGGTCGCGAACCTTGTTGAGATCCGAGATCTGGCGGCCCAGCTCGTCCCACTCATACGCGGCCTGTGCGATCTCGTCAGGCAGGTACACGGTGCCGTGTGCCTCGCCAAAGATCTTGCCCAGCGTGGCGACGTCGGCCGAGCCGACGATTGGCGGGGGTACGCGGAGAACGACATGGTCGGTCCAAAAATCGTTCAGGCGCGGAAGGGCGTTGTTCCAGAGCCGTTCGTTCCAGGCGACTTCGTAAGTCCGATACTGATTGCCACCGATCAGGCAAGCGAACGTCACGCGGTCGACGGTCTCGTCGTGTGCGAGCTTGTGAACGAACATCTGTTGATGAGCCTGGAGAATCCAGGTCATCGGGACGTCGGACGTACCCTCGTCACCGAGAACCTGGGCGGCGCAGCGCTCGCTGATCGTCTTCAACTCGACGAGTCCGCCCTCGTCGTCGATCGCGTCCAGCGTGGCGGAGAGAAACCCGGCCCGGCAGTACACTTGCTGGGCGACGATCTTCTTGCCACTCTTCTCCTGGTAGGCGTCGGCCAGGGCAGACTCCAGGCGAAGTCCCCACTCCATCGCCTCGGTCGTTTCGCTCTGGAGCGGGATCTTGCCGACCTTGCGGCCCCACACCTGGAGCGGGGTCTCGTAGGCATCGGACACACCGAGCACCGAGCCGGCCTCGCTGGCTCCAATCGTTTCAAGCCGGGCCTGAAGCCAAGCCTCTTTGTCTGTCACTGGACTGAGCGTTGCGGTTGTCATTGATCCTCCGGGTTGCGTTGGCTGTCAAAATACTGGCAAAAAAGCTCACGTTTACGTTGGTCTTCGCGTTTCATTTCCAGGCTGTGCTCGTGCCAGATCATCCAGGCGATGAAGAGGCCGAACACGCCGGCGGTCACGTAAAACGCGGTGGCGATAACGTCGGCCATCATGCAGCCTTTCGTTCTGGCAGGTCGGCCCAGCGAGCGTCGTCAATGGCGACGATCTTGTAACGCGGGCCGAACAGTGTCCGCGTAACACGAACGACGAGATAAGGCATCGACGGCACGAAGAAGTGACGCTCACGGCCTTCCCATCCCGAGAGTGAAACCAGGTCGGCCAGGAGCCGCTTGACTTCGGCGCGTAGCTCGGGATGGCGGGGACTGAGCTTGAGCCGGAAATCGGCTGCGTACAGGTCGGATACGATCCGGGCAGGGCTGACTCGCATGTGTCCCTCTCAGCTCACGCCGGTTTCAACGGAGTGTTTGGCCCACGACTGAACGAGGCTGACGTCTTCGATGGACGTATCCGCGTCGTCGTCCTGATCGAGCATCAACACGTCGCCGGGAGCAATCACGGGCGAGATATCGCAAAACAGCCGCCCGCTGCCGTGGCGAGTGTCGCGGCCGACGTAGACGTTGCACCGGCGCGGCCAGTCGATCCGGCAATGGATCGAGTCGCGGCCGGCCATGTCGATCTGTTGCAGCTCGTCCAGGAGCTTGGCCTCCAAAAGGCTGTCGGCCATGTCTTCCCGGCGCCGGGTTTCGCGACTTGCTCTTACGGTGGCGAGCTTTTCAAACAATCTGTAAGCGTTTCGTTTGCTCATCGCATCATCTCCGCGCGTACCTTTCACGGCACGCATCAATCGTGTGGGTAAATGTGGTCAACGGGTTGTTGTCCGGTGCCGCGCTCTAAGAATTAGGCGGGCTGTTTGCGGGGTCTTCGTCGCTTGCGTATTGCTTCTCTGACGATTTCGACGAGAAGCAGGTTAAGCGACATGCCCTCGTTCTTTGCGATCTCCGCAGCTTCTCCGTGAACCTCCCGGGGGAGATTCACGGAAGCCTTGACCGTGTCGGTGAGATCGTGCCTTTTCATTCGGTCCTCATGAGTTGAAGGTTGGCCTGGATCCGCTGCCCCTTGGGGTACTTCTTGATGATCGCGATCATCTGAGCACGAACCGCCCGAACGGCGGCGGTCCCGTGGGTGTCGAACATGGACTTCATCAAAGCCTGGTACTGCTGGCGGTCTTCTTGGGTCACGGTCATGATCTGGTCCCCTTTGTTAGTTGCGTTTGTTGCTCCGCGAGTTCTTGCGTCACTGAAGACCAGTCTAGTCGGTCAACCGTATAGGTCAAGTGGGTTGCCTGAAATTTTTTATCAATCCATTGGATAGACGTGTTTTGATATTGCGTAACAGCGTATAGGGGAAGACGATGCAGCACATGGGATGGCGTGAAAAACTTGCTCTTGCTCGGCGGTCGAGAGGGCTCGGACAGATCGAGGTTGGCGAGATAGCGCAGGTCCGCCAGGGCACGGTGAGCGGTTGCGAGTCCGGGAAGTCTTATCCCAAGCTCGACACCCTCATAAAGATCGCCCAGGCACTGGACGTGGATCTTTCCTGGCTCTTTTCGGATCAGTTGCCCGATGAGATGCCAAGCCCGCCCGATCCCGAAGAATCGGCCGCTCGCGTGCTGTTTGAACGCCGGCTCAAGTCGCTGGGAGCTAGGACCGTCCTGGACATGCTGGACGACGTCCCGATCAATAGGCGACCAATTGAGACGACGCATTTATCCGAAGAGCCGCCACGCCAATACAAACGGCCCGACCCTCCACGGCGTCCACTCGTCCCCGAGCCCTCTCCGGTCCCAGGCGATGGCGGTCATCCACCAGAAATCCAGCTCCAGGATCTGCCCTCGAACCGGGACCCTGTACCGCGTCCGAAGGGCAAGCGGTAGTCGCGTTTTTACTTGCGGGGCTTGCTTTTTTGGTGCCTGGACCCTCATGACCTGAGTCGCTTTCTAGCTCAAGACGCCTACCTCATCAGTGGTTGAATCACTATACGACCGAACACCACCCCGACGGCAATAGGTGCGTGGAAAAAATGCTCACAATCAAACTGAAGTACCTGGAAAAGCCCGCGTGGAACGAGAAGCTGGCCCAGGCCAGAAAGAGCAAGGGCCTGAGCCAGGCGGAGCTCGCCATCGAGGTTGAGGCCGAACAGCAGTCGGTGAGCCGCTGGGAACGCGGGGTTGCCTATCCTGCTTTTGATAGGCTCTTGATGATCGCGAAAGCCCTGGACATCTCCCTTGATTGGCTAATTGATCCGGCCCGCGAGGAGTCGCTGGAAGACGAGCGGTTGACCCGCCAGCTCTTGCGATTGGTGGGCACCAAGGCGGCGTCCAGGCTTCTCGGGTTGCCGGATTCCGCGAATAATCCCGAGCAAGAACAGGCCAAGAAATAGGTCTTGTGCAAAAAACTAAACATCAAGCAGAAATTATTCTTGACTAATATAAATCGTCGGCTAGTATATACCTGTCAGCCGCAACAAACCTCAAACCGCAAGCAAGGGAGATGAGATGATGGCCGCAATCAAGCCTAGCAAGTTCATTAGCTTAACCCGAGAACAATTCCATGCATGCGTAATGACGGCAGTGGCAAAAAAGGTGGGCGAACGAAAATCACGGGAGTGGGAAATGACGCAGGGTGGTGCTTTGGCCGCAATTGCTCGCACTGATCGCGAACGAGGCTATTACGCCGACCCCTCTGATGTTCGCCCGGTAGTCCTTTTGGTGCTCGATGAAATTGAATTAGACTAACCACCATCACGGGGGCTGCACTCGCAGCCCCCACAACCACCACCGCAAAGGGAGATGACGATGAGCAACACAACCAAAATCAGCGACGGCGTGTACCAGATTCATCCCGACGGATGCGACGTGATGGCCATTCGAGTCCGCAACGGCAAAATGGTCGATCTTGCCGAAGGCTGCATGCTTGGCACGTTTCAGGCTTGCAACGATCAACGGGCGGAATGGCTGACGGCTGAAGGCACGCCAGTAGACTGGGACACTCAGGTTGCACTGGCCGAGATTTGCGACTGCCACGTCGATAGCATCCACGCTGCCGAGTTGAGTCTTTGATCCACCACAACCACCACCGCAAAGGAGCAAGATCATGAGCAAGCGAGATGCAATTCAAGCCCAAAAGATGCTGATGGCCGCCGGATGGTCGTGCGTAGAAATTTGGGCTGATTATGATGCCGTGAACAAACAAAAACCCAACTACGTGGTTGATGCCAAAAACTCAAACTACAATGAGGGGCTCAAGCTCAGCGTGGAATACCAACGGCGGTTTGGCTCGCTAGAATCCGTGCGGGAATCTTTGGCTGCAACAGTCTAACCACCATCACGGGGGCTGCACTTCGCGGCACCCTTCACAACCGCAAGCAAGGGAGCAAGACGATGAGCAGCACAAAGATTCACACGGGCTACGTGATTACAGACACGGGCACGATACTGCTACAGATTCCCGACAATAATCGTTGGGGCTTTTCGATCCAAGACGACGATCAGACTTGGCCTGGTGGTCTTGGCATCGCCAGCGAATGGGAAGTCCTGAAAGACACCGACCCCCGCATTACCGACGCCGACCGCGAGCGGCTGCAATGGATTCTGGACGAGGTGGAAGCGTGACCACACCCACCACCCCCCGCAAGCGTGGCAGGCCCCCCAAGCCAGAGGGCCGGCAGCCGCCTGGGCGTCACGTACACATTCGCCCTGAGCTGTTCGACCGGTTGGCTACCATTGCCGAACGCGAGCAGCTCTTCACCGGCCCCGTGCCCAGCGTGGCCGGGGTGATCCAGTGGCTGGTTGATCGGGACCAGGGGGAGCAATGACCAGCGACGAGCTTTGGTTCTGGTTTCTAATCCTTGGCGTGATTGCTTCCCACGCGTTCGCGTATTGGACGCGGGACCCGGTCCTCGTTGGGCCGGGTTTTTTTGTTGGAATCAAGGCTCCTTGATTGTGACCGTGGTGATACCGGTCAGGGTCTGAATTGCTGTGCCAGTAAAATCGTAGGTGGCCTTGAACGGCGAAAGCGTGACCGACGGAAGCTTTGTAACAGTCAAAAGAGTGGGGGCAGGGCTTGCGCCATAAGGGTGTTCGCTTCCTACCTGACACGGAGCATCTGCGCCGAACAGCGATACGTGATAGATGGCGCAAGAAAGCCCCTTCACCGTCGAATAATCCGAGTAGTCTAAAGTCCAGGCGACTTCGTAAGTCCCGGACATATTTCCGGACCATGAACTGCCATTCCAGGCCCACGTGTTCCCATTGCGTGTCCCTGTCTTTGAGTAACCCGACCCAGAAGAGGTCGAGGCTGTAAAAAAGACGTTGCCTCCCCCGCTACTAGGGGCGAGGGTATTTGCAGACCACGGCCGTGGTCCAGCGTTAGGCCAGCACAAATATGGATATAGCGGTGTGTCCTTAGACCAGCCGTTACTTCCAGGCAAACAATACGAATAACTCCCAGTGTTTACGCCGGCCGCGCCAGAATAGCCGTTTGCGGACTGGGTAGCCGTTGTGGTAAGCGTTTGCGTCAGCCATCCGTAATACGATCCAGACGGGTCATAGTAATAGTTTGAGCCAGATTTAGAGAGGTTGTAACGGCTGTTGACGGTGAGTTGAGCACCGCCTGGGGTCGTCCACGTTGGGTACACTGCGTTCCACTGAACATACCCGTTGGGATCTGTTGTCAGGTATTGGTCTAGTGTACTGTCTGCTACCTGGTAAGTTGTCACGTAGCCCGAAGGTCCATAAATTTGCATCCACGCGAGCCGCGAGAGAACGGGTTCCGACGAAAGAATCACGCCATAGCAACCCGTCGCGGTCGTCCAGAAGAGCTGGGTCGGCTGTCCTGCCGCCGCCCCTCCCGAGCTCGCTTCCGCCTGGAGTGCCCCTTGTTCAAGGAGAACGCCCCGGAGTTCGAGGTCCCTGATTCGGCGATCGGCTGCCTGGAGTCGGTTCTCCCACTGTGAAATCCGCTGCCCAAATTGGGACCAGTTCATAAGCCTCTGAGCCTCCGGAGCGACTCCTCAAGAGCCCGGACCCTGACCTCCAGATCGGCGACCCGGCGGAGGAGTTGCTCAAGGCGAGACTCGCCCATCCAGAGCCGCTGAGCCCACGAGATGAGGCTACTCATTGTGATCCCCCTTGAAGGCCGAAAAGCATCGGCTCGCGTGATGGCCGCTCGTAGATTGCTGCCGTGTATGCCCCGCGTCGGTTGCTCGCCCGGATCGTCGTCCGGTACCTGCACCCGCGCCCCGGTTGACTGAACTCGATCTGGCACTCGACCACGGGGACCTTCACGGCCTCGTACCCGGTGGTATACGTGCCGCCGGTGAGCTGGATTGCCTGCCCCGGTGTGAGCCAGCGCGTGTCGAGCTTGGCGAACGGGATCGTCGCCTCGATGATCGTGTTGCTCATCGCATCAAGCAAGCTCTGGGCATACGCCTGGATATTGCCGGAGTTGCCAGGATCACGCCACTGCGGGACCGTCACGGTGTACGTGCGGCTGATCCCCTCGATCGAGTATAGGCTGCCCGAATACTGAGGCGCGCCCGCCACGTCGGCCGGGGCCTGAACCTGGAGCGAGTCCGTGCGCGTCGGGAGGAACATCCGCACGTTGGCCGGCACTCCGTCGCTGTAGCTGGAGGCCTGCGTTCCGTACACCATGACCACGGGCTTCTCCACGTCCACCCACCCGTCGACCGAGTCGACCGAGATCCCCATCGTGGCCGTGTAGTAAGGGGCCGACCCTGAGCTGGACCAGTCGATCTCACAGAGCGGGGTGGACGTGCTCTGAGCTGAGTTGCCGTTGGCGTTCGTTAGCGGGCTGGGGAACGAGGCCCGGGGCCTGAGCCGGGCCGCCAGTACGGGGTCGCTCGGCTTGTACCGCCGCCAGGTAATGGCCCCGGAGTTACTGAGCCCCCGGATCACGTAGCTGTCGTACTGAGTGTTCGGGATGGCCCGGTCGAACGTGACCGTGCAGGAGCCGCCGGCGGAAAGCGCCGTATTGGCGACAATCTTCCGCGTTACCGAGAGCGTGATCCCGCTGTTCACTGCCGAGTGCAGACAGATAATCGCCTGTTTCCCCGTCGCGCTCTGATCCCAGTAGTTCGCCGGCCAGGTCTTCGACGAGCTGGCTGGGAACAGGGTGACGTGAAGGGTGTCTCCACATACGCACGTCCCCGCGTCTCCGTTGCCCCCGAACGGCGCCGTGAGGGTGATACTGGGGGCCGTGGTGTACCCGGAGCCGGAGGACGTCTTGGTGATGCTGGTAACCACGCCTCCGCTGATGGTGGCCGTGGCTGCTGCGCCTGAGCCGGCCCCGGTTCCGGTGATGACCAGGGTGGGAGCCGAGTAGTACCCGGAGCCGCCGGACGTCAACGTCAGGGCTGTGACTACGCCTCCGCTGACGGTGGCCGTTGCCGTGGCCCCTGTGCCGCCTCCGCCCACGATGCTGACCGTTGCCCCGGAGGTATAGCCAGAGCCGCCTGAGTCGAGCGTGACGGCCGAGACCGCTCCGCCGCTGATCGAGGTGTGACCCGTGGCCCCGGATCCCGCCGCCGTGGGAGTGAAGATCACCGTCGGGGCGCTCGAGTATCCGTACCCGCCGTAACCCAGGGTGATCGTCCCCACGGCCCCAGAGCTGAGCGTACAGGTTGCCGTGGCCTGGCCGGCGTTCAGGCTGGAGCCGTTCCAGTCGGTCGGCTTCCAGGCTGTTTTCGCCTGGCTGTTGCTGAGCCCGTCATGGCCGAAGAACTCCATGAGCGAACCGTCGGACGTCTGATACAACCTCATCTCGGAGTAGTCTTCGCCCCTGACCACGATCCGGCTGGCCTGACCTCGGGTGTCGAGCGTCCACTGGAGCCCGCCGACGTCGACTAGGTCGGGGTTGGCCCCGGTCGAATCCGGGTCCATCTGAACTGTCGTAGCGCCAGGATAAGGTGAATTACCCGAGCCGAACTGTCGTAGATCCCAGACGCGGATCGTCCCGTCGGCCTGGACCTGGAGCCAGGCGTTCGGCTCGATCTGCTTGAGCGTCTGCTGTAATACCGTCAAGCTATGCTCGCCCGAGACGTCGACCTGGAAAGGCGGGATCACCGTGAAGCTGGCAAGGTCTCTGATCGTGGCCAAGGGTAAGGGAGCAATCCAGACCGTAGGGGCTGAGGTGTACCCAGTGCCGCCGGCCGTGACCGAGATTCCGGTGATGGCTCCGCCGCTGACGGTGGCTGTGGCCGTCGCTCCAGAACCGCCGCCGCCGGAGAGGTACACGGTCGGGGCTGCCGTGTAGCCGTCGCCGCCCGTATCGACGGCGATGGCCGTCACCGAACCAGTCGAGACGGTGGCGTGGGCCGAGCCGCCCGTCCCCGAGCTGGTGTAGCCACCGACGCCCAGGGCCCCGAGCTGCGTCGCCATGGTCGCATCGGTCAACACGGCCAGCAGGATCTGACCGACGGTCCTTCCGGCCCGGGCCGCGTTGTAGTTGATCGTGTCGTCAGGGTCGGCGTTGAAGACGAACCGATCGGCGTTGGTGTTGCTGTTTGTGATCGGGACATAGTCCGCGAGCGTGGCCAGGCCGTCGGCCGTGTAGGTCCGCTGCCATCCGAACCCGCCCTTGGCCACGGGCATACTCTGGCACGCGCCAGAGAACACGAGCACGAACCCGCTTCCGGTGTCCATCTCCAGGGTGATCGTCTTGCCCACGAATGGATCGCCGGATCGCGTGGGAAATGCTCCGCCCTGCCAGCTCCAGGAGAGCGAACTGTTCCCGTTCTGGTTGAAGACGAGCCAGTTGGTCAGGCGGAGATTCGGGTGAGGCAAGGCGAACGTGGAGCCGCCGACCTTGAACCTCCAGGCGGGATCTGTGGCGCTTGGCATTTAGCTTCCCATTCTCTGTAGTGGCGTATTAAAGCCCCGCATTTGTTGCTGTAACTCTTGCTGCTGCCGGCGGAGGTCAAGCACCTGTTCCAGGAGTTTCTGATTCTGTTGCATCAACTCACGTTGAATTGACAGATTGGCGGCGTTGACGTCGCCGGTGACACTCAGGGCCGTGTTGAACTGATCCGCCAGTTCCTTGCTTTGCTGGCCGACCATCTCGCCCGCCGTCGCGCGGGGAACGCCCTGGTTCTCCAGTCCCTGACGTGCCAGGTTCTGGGCTTGGTCTGAATTGCCGCCCTGGAAAAGCATCCCTTTGACGCCCAGGGCGAGGTCTGGCCGGTCGCGTGCCAACTCTTTGGCCTGACGTTCGGCTTCACGCTGTTTCCTCTCCTCTTCGCGTTCCTGCGCTTTCTGTACGCGTTCCAGTTCGCGGTCTTGCTTCTCCTGTTCTCGCTGCTCTTCGCGGGCTTTCCGCTCCTCTTCGCGAGCCTGCTTTTCCTGTTCCTTCTGGAACTCGGACTTCATCTTGCCCGCTTCTTTTTCCATCTCCACCGACTTCTCGGCTTCTTCGTCGCGCTTCTTCCGAGCCTTGAGAAGCTCTTCGCCTTTCTGCTGGTCTTTCTCAACCATCCATTGAGCTTCGACTCCTTCTGGTGTGGAGCGTTGCAGGTTCTCGACCATTCGCTGGTTGCCGCGCTTGCCGAGCCCGGCCGCGATTTGCTCCTGGGCTTGCTTCTGTTCCCGGCCAACTCCATCAGTAGCGCGTTCGAGCAGTTCCGAGAGTGCTGTATTCGCGTCTTTCACGGCCGCTTCTGCGGCTTCGTTGAGCTTCTTTTGCAGACCCACGATTTTTTCGTTGAGCTTGCCGATGGCCTGGATATCTTCAAGGCGACCCTGTCCGCTGGCGCGAATGACGGCGATATCTTGCCTGGCCTTGTCGATCTCGTCCTGAATGATATTGCCTTTGTCGTCGGTCGCCAGTGCGACCTGCGTTTGTGCCCGCGAGGTGACAAAGTCGCGTCTGAATTTTTCCACGGCCGGGCGAGCGTTGACGTCGCCAAGGATTTCTGACACTTGCTCGCCGGATTGTTTTTCAGCCTCAGACTGTTTGCCCAGAAGAGCGTTGAGTTTCTTGGCGTCGTCCTGCAGGCTTTCCAACTTTTTCTTGAGTAAGTTCAGCTCGGCAAAATCGGTCCTGAGCCGGAGCGGCTTTTCTTCCAGCTCTTTGATCCTGTCCTGAATGCCCTTCACGCTATCGGCGTAGGCTTTCGGCTCTTCAGGCTTGAATGCCCGCTGGAGTGCTTCTCCCAGGACTGGAGCCGCGATTTCCAGGGCCTTGAACGCCGCCAGAACTCCGACCCCGGCACCCAGGGCAACGGCCACACCAGACGCGGCGTCGGTCAGTCGCTCAAACGCCGCCGACGCATCGCCTCCGATGGCCTTGGCAGCTGCTGCTCCAAGGTCTTTTCCGGCGGACGCGGCCTTGCCTAATGCCTCTTTCGTTTCGTCGCCCGTGGCGTCGGCCGCTTCGCCCGTGCGCTTGAGTGCGGACTCAAGTTTATCGAGCCCGTCTTTCAGCTCTTTGACGTCGTCGGTACCCTTGATCATGACGATCAGTTTGATCAGTTCTTCGTTTGTCACGGTTCACTCACAAGGGGCCAGAGATGGACAATGAAATCAAGACCGAGAAGTTTCCGCTGCCTTTGCTGTTGCCTGTTGGGCTCGCCTTGGCGTTCATGGCGTATCTCACTTCAGACATTCGACTCACTTCGAGCGCCCCAACTCCCGGCAAGGAATACATGGCCAGGGGAATCGCCTGGCACAAAAACGCCTGGGAGTGCCGAGAGAAACGCGACACGGATCGGTGCAACGGGCATTTGATGGCCGACGGTACCAAGGTTCGCGTGGTTGCGATCGACCAGAAGTTCCTGCCCGTTGGTTCGACCGACCTGAAATCCAAGGCGTCACTCATCAACGTGCTGGAAGGCGAACACCGGGGCCAGGCGATGTTCACCTTCGATCGCAACCTCACGCCTATGCCGTAGTCAGCGTGATGTCCGTCGCGGCACTGGGATCCCACCTGTTCGCGATGGTGAGCTGCTGCTGGTACTGCTGCGCGTTCGGCAACGCCCGCTTCCAGGGCCGGATCACGTTCTTGCCGTTGAACGAGAGTGCGATCGAGTTCACGCCGTTGTCGATCTTAAACGAAGTCGCCAGGGGCGAGAGGCTGCGGTAACTGCCCCGGTCGTCTGGCGTGGACTTGTACAGGAGCGTCAGATCGGCCGTCGTCTGGCGACCGACGAACCGGTGGGTCGAAAGGAACCGGCTGGCGTAGTAGTTCGGCGTAAGGGTGTTCTTCACGCTGAGGCTGAGCGACATGCAAGACGCCGCACGGTTGGTGCCGACCGTCACCGTCCCCGTGCCCGATCCCAGGTGGCCGAACGTGTACGGCCCGGTCGGGTAATTGGTTTCGGCCGGGAGCGGGAACTCGGTCGAGGTCGGGTCGGTCGAGCTATCCCAGGGGTTGCCCACGGGTTTGATGCCCGTGACGTTGCCGCTGAGCTTCCAGATACGCCCCTGGCCGGTCTCGGATGCCGCAAGCGTGATATTCTCGGCCTTGCATCCGGCGTACCTGGTGCGCTTGTACGTGCTTCCATCCTCGGTCAGGTAGGCGTGGTAGAAGCTGAGGCTGGCGAGGTCTCCCACGGGCATGACGTTGTTCGCGTCGGTCGTCGTCCACGGAGCCGTCCGGCCGCTGTTGATTGTGGTGAGTGCCCAGTTGAGCAGGACACTGGACCAGACCCCCGGCCAGAGCGTGAAGCTGAACGCCCCCTTGCATTCGACCAGGTCGGCAACCACGTCTCCCTCGATCTCCAGGCCGCCACCGTAGCTGATCGGCTGCTGGACCGGATCGGCTTCCATCGTGAAGGCGTTATCCTGGTCGAGCCTGAGATAAAACGAATCAGTGCCCAGCGTGGGCGAGGTCTTGGCGGTGCCGTAGCTCGATTCGATCACCGCCATCAGTATTTGTCTGGCTGCCATGGACTGGACTCCGTTTCAGGGCGAGAAGGAAAGATCAGCGAACGACGGATCCGCCCAAATGGGCAGCCGCTTTATCGAGAGAATCAGGGTCGGTCGGGTCGAACCGACTGAGCATGGCCACAACCTCCGGAAGGCCGTGGACCCACTGTCCATCTTGGATCGTGGCGGTCGTGACGACTCCGCCCCATAAAAATTCGATCATGCGTTGAGGTCCTGTCTAACTCTGACCGAGAGTCTCCCGGTCACTTCCAGCAAGGGACCATCGACCATCACGCGAGGGGCGAAGGAACCCTGAGAACACTCGAGAACGAACATAGCTTCGGCACCGGCGGCGACGAGAGCCTGGTGGATTCTTACGCGGTCAGCGTCGGCCGGCGGATAGATGGCCCTCCGGACGGCGTGATACACGTCGAGGGCGTCATCGAAGTCTGACCCTCTCAGGCAGATTTCCACGTCCACGACGAGCGGACCCAGGAGTCCGTTCGGGCCATACCAGCCATCCGGACCTTCGCTCGGGATCATCCTGAGCCCTGGCGTATGCGAGACCGTGAAATCCTGGGTGTCGATCGGCGAGCCGTCGAACACACTCCAGGTACGGATGACCCGGCTGAGCGTTGGATCTTGTTTGAGCACGTCGCATAAGGCGCGGAACACCTTGCGGTGAGGGGCCGGCGTCAGTCCGTAGGCTTGGGTGGCCATCAGCTTTTCCCCGTGATCAGTGAGCGAATCCAGAGCTGGGTAATTTCACGGATCAGCATCATCCCATAAGGCCGGATTCCCCGGAGGTCGTACTTGGGGTTCCGCCCCTCACCGTCAAAGTGATACTTCAGGAACGGCCGGTCCTTGGCGGAGATCACGTCGAACCAGGCGCACGTGATTTGAATCGAATCGTTCTCGACCTGGACCGGCAGAGCGACCAGATTCGTGATGACTCGGCTTGCTTCCTTACGTGGTGCCAGCCGTGGCCCGTTGAGCTTTTTGTAAATCCGCGTGGGGAGGTTGTTATTCGGAAGGACGTTCCGCGTCTGCCTAGAGCTGACTCCCTTGAAGTTCCCCCGCGTGGTCCCGAACGCCGCCGAGCGCAAGGGCCGGCCGACTGTGGGCGAGCCTTGGCCGTTCCTGTATTTCAGGGGCGGCGCGTAGTTGCCATCTTTGTCGAATCCACTGAGCACGCCGCGGCGATTGTCTTCGATGATCGCCCGCTGGCAGCCTTGGCCAAGGTCGGCGACGTCCTGTTTCTCAAGGTTCGCGATCTTGGCGAGCTTGAGCGTAATCCGCTTGATCGGGTCTGTGTCAACGCTCATCGTCCAGCTCCGATCAGGGGCGGGAGGCGGAGGGTACGCGGCCGGGTTGGCGGAGCGCGGAAGATCACGCCCACGGTGCCGGGTCCGCGTTGTTCGCCGCTCATGGTCTCGACGTGCTTTTGTGCCACGACTCGCTCCTCTGTTTGGCCCTTCCACCAGTCGCCAAAGATTTCCTTCCGCTGGCTCCTCGGAAGCACCGGCTTGGGGAGCTGGATTGTGATCTCGATCGGCTGTGGTGCTTTGGTTGGGATCACGCCTACCGATTGTGCGGCGTGGCCTCGGCGAGCGATCCACCACCCCCTCATCTTGTCGCGGACCTCGGCCAGGTTGCGAGGACTGAACCCCAGCACGTCGCGGACTTTGCCGCCGTTGACGGCTCCGGCGGCGTGCCAGGCCAGAATCTGGCCCCACGCTGGCCCCTTCTGCGGCCCGTGGATGTGCCAGAACCATGCCCCTTGGCCGGCCACAATCCGATACCTGACCAGTGACCGAGTACGCGAGAGGCCCCAGGCCGGCGTGAGCGGAGGGGCGTCAGGATCGGCGGTGCCCATGGCCGACCGGCGGTACTTCCGCGTCTTGTCTGTGATCGCTGCCAGGGGCCGGTCGAACCTGTCGAGCCCGCGTTCCCGGCTGCGGTCATACGCGGCGGAGGCCAGACGGACGGCTTCCCGCCAGAACCAGGCGCGGAGTCCGTCTGTCGCCCCGGCCCAGGCGGGATCGTCGCGGGGCTCGATATCCTCCGCCAGCAGCCAGAATCCATAGCTTGCACCCGGGAGAGCCATCACGCCCGCCTGACTTTGATTTGCGTACAGTCGATCACGTAGTCGCCGTACCCATCATCATTGGTGTCGAGTTCGGCGATTACGCTCTTGGCAATCGCTTCGGCCTGGCCTCGGTAGTGTCCCGCGAGGGCCTGGTATGGTGTTCCGTCCCGCGTGCCGATCTGATCCTGTAGGACTTCGCCCAGTGCATACAGAGCATTCGCCCGGACGATATCCGGCCTCAACATGAGCTTCCCGGCGGCGAGCTGCTGTTGGAGCCATACCGAGCGACCCAAGACCGGAGTGAGCCAGCCGCCCTCAAAGTAGGCCCGTTCGGCCTGGCCGCGATCGTGGGCAAAGAGGATATTTTCAAACCACACCCGGGCGCTGTTGCGCTGCTCCGCGAACCCGGCCTGGTCCTCATCACTCATCAACGTCGCGACCCAAGGGACGATCCGCGTCATATCGGCGAACGTGCAATAGACCGGCAGTGATGCCGACGCGCCTGTCGCCACCCGGAGACTGATCCGCCCGCGTGCCGCCTCGATCTTGTCGGTGGCCGGGTTGATCAACACCTGATACCAGTAGATCCCCGCCGGCAGGTCCGAGATCACGCTGGAATTCACCGTCAGCTTGACCACAGGATTTGTGACCGATGCTGGGTTGCCGGAGATCGACGAATCCCAGATAGCCGTAAGCGTGAGCGAGTTGGACTGATCATCACCCGGCCAGAGCGTGGCCTGGATCGTTTCCGATCCGGTGAAATATCCCGCCAGCGACGCGCCCTGGTAGCCGTTCAGGGTGAGGCTGTACGCCTTGGTTGTGTTGGTCGATTGCGGCCCGAGCATCAGTAGCCTCCTTCGCTGGTATTCGACGAATCGACGCCGATCTTGTTTCTGGGCTGACTTTCGGTGGCGGAGCCGACCGCCGCGGTGGACTCTGTCGCGGACCAGCCGCTGGATTCACTGGCGAAGATCCAACGCGTGGCGAGCAGAGCCAGAGCGGAGGCGGTTGGCGTGAGGCTGCCCAGCGTAACAGCCAGACTAGCAGTGCTTGGCGTTGGTGCTGCCGCCGTAACCGTGCCTGCTACTCCCAGGCTCGCCAGCGTGACCGTTAGCCCGCCACTGGTTGGAGTGGGTACCGCCGCTGTGGCCGTGGCCTTGGTCGTGAGGCTGCCCAGCGTGAGGTTAAGCCCGCCAGTGGTTGGCGTGGGTGTGGTTGCTGTGCCGCTGCCGGTGACTGACACACCGTTCAGGGTGACGGTAAGCGTGGCGGTGGACAGGTTAACCTGTGGCTGCACCGCACCAATAGACACAAAGCCATTGCTGGTGCCCGTGGACGTGCCCGGCTGTACCGCACCGATCGAGAGGTAGCTTTGACTTGGCACGGTTATACCTCAAGCTGGCCGGGGAACCCGTTTTTCCTGGCGTATGACGTAGACACAAGCGTGAAGTCATGCGTTGACGTGCTGACGAACGGCGACGTGTACGGGCTGAGATTCGCCGTCGTGTCTGTCTGTGCGCTTCGCTGGTAAGATTCCCACACACCGGTCAACGGGTTGGTGTTGCTGAAGAATCCGCTATTTAGCAGGTCGCACGGCCAGAGATTGGTCGTGCCGTTGATGCTGATGGCGTTCGTGCAATTCGTGATATAGTTGTTGGCACCCAAAATATGATGTAGTGATGTGCTGCTTGTATAAATCGCGTTTATGCAAGAGCTGAACACGTTATTGATGGCGTTCACTGCTGCCGCTGAAGTCGAAACGCAATAGAGAGCGTAAGTAGACGATTCCAGAATGGAAAAAGCTATCGTCAGCGTGCCGCCGCTTTGCAGGTAAACTCCTTGCGAACCACCTCTAAGCGTGCAGCCAATGAACGAATGATTGCCGCCGTTTGCGTTAATGTTAAAATAGGTCGCTGCGTAAAAATAGCATCCAACTGCATGAACGAATCCGTTAATTCCTGCGGTTGTGCCGCCGCCGGAGTTGCCGGAAAATCGGCAGCGAATCAGACGAGCTTGGACGTTTGATCCTCCGACATTCACAGCCTGGCCGTTGCCAGTGCTTGCGGTGCTGGTAAATTCCATGTTTTCATAAATCACCCAGCTACCGAGCGTAAAGCTAGTCGCATTAACAACGCTATTCGTAAACTGTGGTCGGGTTGCGCCTGTCGGACCTCCTACGATGGTGCCAGCGACGTTGGCGCAATTGTCGAGATCGGACGTGAAACCGGCGGCTGAACCTGGCGTGCCGGTCAGCGTGCTGTAATAGCCACGCCACCAGATTGGCTTGGCGGCCGTGCCGGCCGGGAACGTGATCGCGGAAGTAGAGGTGTACGTTCCCGCTTTGACGTTAACGCGAAGCCCGTTGTACGTGGACCAAGCCCCGGAACTGGTCGGTGCGTTCATGGCGCTGCCCGAGCCGGTGATCGCTAAACTGGCCCATGCCCCGCCGATGCGGCAATAGACGGTCCCCGTCAATCCTGTGGCAAGGCCGAGTCCCGTGGTGCTGTACCCGGTTCCGCTGTTGTACAGAACGGTGATCGTCGAGCCGCCGCCGGTGATCGAGTTGATCAGGCCTGTGAACCGGGTTGCCGTGTCTGTGCTGTTATAGAAGCTAACCCAGGTCGATCCCGCTGTTGCTCCGCTGAATGGCGTGCCGGTTGCGGCCGTGAATGTGATTGTGCCGGCTGTGACCGTGCAATAGCTGGGCAGAATATCGATGGGCGTGGTGGTGTTATCGGTGCCCGCGTTGAGGTCCGAACCGGTCGTCTGCATGTACAGCTCAAGCAGTGGCACGGGCTACTCCTTAGCGAGGCGAGCCGTTGACCTGAATACCGTTGTTGATCGCCAGGGCACTAGCACCCACGCCACTCACCAGCGTGGTGCCAATCGCCGTAATCAACGCATCGACCGCCGCTTTTTGGTTAATTACTTGCGTGCCAGTAATGATCGACCTGCCATCGTTGGCCGCACCGTCCGCGACGTTTCCGGTCGTGCCCGCTGCTGTGATCTTGGCCGAGATGCCTTGAGCCGCGTAGTCGGCCTGGTACGCTGTGAGAGCATATTGAAGAGCCACAATTTTATCGGCAATTGTGCGGGCTCGCTGATTGGCGAACGATACCACCTGTGGATCTGTGATGTCTGCCATGTGTTAGGCTCCTTGTGCAAAGGCGGTAGCAATGGCGTAACGGATGGCATCGGCAATGTGTGCGGCGCTGGTAGCAAACTGGGCCGCAATTGCGTTGGCATCGGGATTGGTGGCGTACGCGGTCGCAATGTCGGCCACGCTCACGCCTTTATCCTCGGTGCGAATGCCAGCCCCATATTGTTCGGGCGCAAACGCCAGAAGGGGAAAAGCGTCAAGGCTCACAGCGCCAGGGCGGGCCACGCACTCAACCGAGCCAATGATCTGAATCGGCCCTGTGTCAATGTTTGCGTCTGGCATGTTAGGCGTTCCCCTCGGTAAGTGTGAAAGCGGTCACGGTTACGGTGCCGCCAAGGCTGATCGTGGTGGTGAACGACAGCTCGCCACTACTCACGCCAGCCGTCCCTTCGGCGTACACGGTGGCACCCGTGCTGTCGGTGATTCGCCAGTAGCCCGGTGTGCCACTTGCCGCCGCGCTGGTGTCTTGCCAGGTGCCACTGAGGGTGGCCACGCCGCTTGCCACCGTCCATGCCGTGGAGGGGAGCGAGATCGTGGAAAGCAGCGTGCCGGTGGCACTGTTGCCAACACCCGGAGCGCTGCCGGTGTAAATCTTGAGCTT